GGGGACACGTTCAGCGGGAAGGTTCCGCCGCCCAGGTACTCGGGGCGTTGGAGCCTGGAGTCCGACGGCCGGACTCCGAAGTGGGACATCATGAGTTCCTGGTAGCGAAGGCCGCCTGCACGGCTATCGCGTTCGAGGATTCTCTGGGTCTGGAAGGCGAGCCGGAGGTCGGACACGCTGGCGGCCGAGGCCGCCGACAGATCCGCTTCGCCGGTCAGGCCGGTGTTGTTGCCGAACTCCACGGTCGTGTCGTCGCCGAGAGCGATTCCAGTGGTCAGAAACCCGTCCGTGGTGGGCGAGCCGCCCAGGCTGTGATCGTGCTCGAGGTGTTGCAGCGTGCGTGAGACCCCGCCGACCAGGAGCTCGACCGGCGTGCCGGTGTCGGCGGTGATGGTGACGGGCGCCGTCGTGCCGAGAGGCAGCTCGACCGCGTCACCCAGTTGAGGGCTCGGAAGTCCTCGCGTGAAATAGTCGGCGCGCTTCATGCGCCGACGCAGGACATAGTCCGTGTCCGTGTCGGGGCCTGCATCCTTGTCCACGACCGCCGAATCGAGCAACTGCTCGGCGCGGAAGTAGTCGTTGAAGATCAGGTTGTAAGCCCTGGCGGGGTAGTTGACGACCACCTCGTGCTCCACGCCCGGTGGGACCCCCAGATAGTCGTACAGAGACGCTTCAGAGAAGCCACCGCTCGGAACGGTGACCACCGGGGTTGCGAGGGCAGAGGTGTCGTCGCCGGGATTGTCCTTCTGGCCCTGAATGCCGACCCAGTTGTCGTCGATGATGCGGTTCGGGACGAAGAAGAAGTACACGGTGAACCACATGTTGTCCATGACGGGGTAGAGCTGCGTCGAGAGACGAGCGAACAGCGTCGGGACGACCTTGAACGTGTCGCCCGGCAGCACTTCCCGGTTCAGGATCGGGATGAGGTAGCCGGCGTCGCCGGTCAGCTTGTGGCCATGGGCCTGATTGAAGACGGATCGGGGCTTCGAGACCGACGGGACCTGACTGAACGAGTAGTTCGACCTGGTCGGAGACGGGCGCCTGCCCTGTTTGCGATAGCTCATGCCGTGGCCTCCTCGGGTGACGGAGTGATGGTGCGCAGCTCGTAGGAACTGCGGTGCTGCAGCGCGGTGCCGTGCGCGATCGGCGCGTCGAGCTTCTCCAGCACGCCGCTGGTCGGATCCCAGGTTCCGATCTCCATGAGGGTGTAGTCACCACCGTACAGATGGAAATCATGGCCGTCGTCGAGCGCCGCCTTCGTCATCGAGCGGATCGCCATTGCGACCGTCGGGAGGAAAAACGGGTTCATGTAGGCACCGGCCTTCGAGTCGTAGACGGCAAACGCCTTCACGGCGCTGCCCTGGTCGTCAATTCCGTTCAGCATGACGGTGTTCCTTTCGAGAAGAGGGAGAAAATGGCCGTCGCGATCTGCACGACAACCTCGATGATCGGACCGTTGAGATGTTCCATCAGACTTTTTTCCTTCCGGCAGCCCAGCGCTTGCGGGCTGCTTCCATGTTGAGTTTCACGCCTTGAAGTTCGCGCATCGTGTAGTCAGGTCTCTGTTGCTCCTCTCTCGCGGCCTGGATCTTCAGCCAGAGGTCCGCGTCTTTGTGCTCAGCCAGCCATTGGTCATAACGCTTGGGCGGCCGCCGAGACTTTCCACGCACGACCACCTGGTCCTGCGCGTAGATCTGCTCCCAGTATCGGTCGAAGAAGGTCCGGCCGATGGCAGGGCGCCGTGACTGCGCCGAGTACTCGGGCACCGGAGCGCCCGGGAAGTACACCATTTTCCGCTGCTGCTGCTTCAGCGAGTAGCGAGCCACGTAGCCGATGGAGTCCCATTCTACGTTGCCAATCGGGGCAAACCCTTTGCCCCACTTCTCATCGACCAGATCGTTCGAATACAGCTTTGAATCCAGCCGCCGTGAGGGCGGGAGGAAATCGGGGTCGTCGGAGAACAGCAGTAGATGGTAGTGGGCACGGGCGGTGCGAGAGCCGTACTCGCCGACCGTGAACTGCCGAAAGGGCCGGTGAAGTGCCTCAAGCGAGCCAAGAACGCCGAAACGTCGGCTTTCGAGAGACTGCCCATCCGAGGCAGATGGTCGTCGTCGTAGGTCAGCGTGAGAAACACAGAAGAGGCACTTGTCAGATCCTCGTGATAGAGCCGGGTCGCCCACTCCCCGGCATGGTGCAGGCGGCAGCTCGCGCACCGCCCGCACCGAACTGCCACGCGGTCCTCTTCGGGAACGATGGCGTTCGTGATGACGACTTTTCCGTCTACGCCACGGACGCCCTTGACCGGAGAGGTACAGATCATGCCATCAGGCCCCCGCGTGAGTTGCGGATCCGGTTCTTCTTGTGGCGCCGGGAACCTCGCCGGAACGCTCGTTTGGAACTGCTTCGGCTCATACGTCGTCGTCGTCGCATTTCATGCTCCTAAGTGTGCGGAATCGTTAGAGATTGCCGCACATACCATTACCAATCAAGGTGAGGGTAATGGGGTCAATCCGCCGCGCCCGAGGGCGTGGCGGGTGCGGCCGGGGCGGCCGCGGGTGTGGCCGCTTCCGCGGCCGGTGTGGAGGGAGTGGCGGTCGGGGTCGCACCCGGCTTGTCCACGTCCTTGAACTGAAGCTGCACTTCGCCGCCTCGCTTGACGTACTCGGCTTCCGTGATGAGGCCGTTCTCGAACGCCGAATCGCGGTTGATCGGATTGTCGACCCACTGCATGAGGTCCTCGGGGCCTTTGAACTGGTCGCGGATCTCGTAGGGCAGCTTCTCGTAGCTCTGCATCAGCTCGGCCACGTGGGTCTTCGCCTGGAGATAGTCCGACGCGTTGGAGAAGTCGGCGTACATCGGTTCCGCCGTGTGCTGCGGGGCTTTGCCGGTCTTCATGAACTTCGTGGAGATCGACTTGATATCGAGTGTGTCGCCGTACTCGTGGGAGCACCGGTCGACGTCGTTGTCGTCCAGGGCGTGTCGGTGGACCACGCGGCGTCGGGTCCGGATTGTCGGGGTTTTTCGGGCTGCCATGTTGACATCTCACTTTCTTTGTGCATCGGGCTTCTAGAGGCCCTAGGTTGAGTTAGGAATCGTGCCAAGCGCGCAAAAAGGCCGCTTGTCAGAATCGCCGAGGAGGCGACTTCTCGCGGTTTTCGACCCACCATAGGGGCAGGCGGGGAATCGCCGGAGAAGCCGCCTCAGGGGCTCTCACTCCAAGAGGTCCTTGAAGAGTTTGTAGGCCGGAGCGATCACGGGCAACTTGCCCATGAAGTCGTCCTCGGCCGTTTTGTCCTTCCGGTAGCCACTCTTCGCTGCCATGAACTTCTGCAGCTCGTTCGCGGATGACCATCCGGCGCCAGCGCCGTAGCCGATGTAGCTCGACGGACGATACCACTGCGGTGTCGAGTCCGAACCCATCTTGCCATGGGTCATCATCCGACCGACCGGAGATCCGTACCACTCGGCCTTTGTGGCCGCTTCCGGGATCCCGTAGCTCTCCTTCATCGCGCCGATGATGGCGCGGGCTGCGTTGCTGTTGGCCTGGTGCTTCTGCGCGTCGATCAGCTCGCCCTGTTTCCTGGCGAGCATTCCGGCTTTCGCCGATGTGGCCGCGGTGCGGCCCACGTTGTCGATCCTTGCCATGCCAGTGCCGGGCGCATTCGGCTGTGCATTGGCGGCGAGGATCGGGTTGAGACCAGCGTCCTCCATGTCGGCCATCTGGAGCTGGTACTTGTTCCGCATCTGCCACTTCACGAAGTCGCGCTGCTTCGCTGCCTGACGTGCAGATGCGATGGCGCCCCCGATGCCGCCGCCAATGTCGGCGACGGCACCCAGGGCGCTGCCTTGTCCGGGGCTGATGGACGGGAGATTCATCAGAACTGGTCCACCATGCCGGGAACCGAGAAGGTCGGCATGACGCGAGCGACGGACATGTCGAAGTAGCAATCCATGATGAAGTGCGGCTGCGACGGGACCGCGACGATGCGGTTGATCGGCGGGTCGTCCTCGATGAACGCCTGGTTCAAGACCGGAGGCGTGCCGCCGAAGTCGAGAGCCAGGTGCCAACTGTCCAGGGGTGTAGCGGCGCTCGACCGGAACGCACCGGAGACCTGGCTCGGCGCGTGACGATACTCGGCCCAGCGTTCCTGGTATGCGAAAACCGTGGTCTGGTTGGAGCCGTCGGCGACGATCTCCGACTGATAGACCGGCTGCTCCGAGAGATGGGCGAACGCAGGCATGTAGAACTCGAAACGCGTGCGCCGGGTCCACGACTTGTGGAGCCCTTCCTGGTACGTGAGGTCCGCCGTGAGCTGGACGAGGCCGATGATCGTGCCGTGTTCCTCGAACGACTTGACGAACCCCTTGCCCATCGAGGCGGCGGTCGCGAAGGCGGCCAGATCGCCAAATTCGGTCGGTTCACCGTACGACGGGGTTGTTTGTGCCACAGGGGACACGTTCAGCGGGAAGGTTCCGCCGCCCAGGTACTCGGGGCGTTGGAGCCTGGAGTCCGACGGCCGGACTCCGAAGTGGGACATCATGAGTTCC